ACAAAGTCTGTCACTTATCCTGTTGACATATTAGTTCATATGGACTATAATAAACTCAACAAATCAATACAGCACAGCCAACTAGGCAGGAGGGTGAAACTATGAAATACAATCAATACTATAATGAAGAGGTTATGAACCTTAAACAACTCACTTGTGATCTTGAGAAACAGGGCTTCACTTGTGAGTTATCCGAAAATGGCGATTATTTATGTGTATACTATCTTTGCCATATAGATTACATTGAAATATCCTTAACTGGATATAAAGATTGGGCTGTAACTTACTATCAGCCATTTAAAGAGCCTAAATTTTATCATGCTTCAACAAACTGGGGTGTAATCAAGTTACTCAGAAAGCTTTTTTTTAAATGAGTCAAAATAAAAATAGCCCAGCGGCTGCTGGGCTATCATATTTTATATTTACATGGTAATTGATCCTCTATGAATCTGTACCTGTGTAACTTCTGTCAAAGTCCGGTAGTTGTGCTTATCATCAGAAATATCATACAAACTCAAATAGATATGTCGACCTCGGAAGTTAAGCTGTGCAGGAATGTGAAAAAAGTCACTGCCGGACTTAACGATCACAGTGGTTGGGTAGCATGTATAGCCGTTATGATCTCCGATAAAGGAAGTCGAATAGATGCGCCCTAAACGGTATTCAGTGCCGTCACAGACAAGTGTTCCGCTGTTTGGTAAACAAACATAGTTACCCCAGATTAAAGTGCTTGTATTCTCATTATATGAGCTCACAAAAGGCCAGCTTGATCCCAGAGTTGGTGTAAAGTCACCTGCTTCAAAATTTGCACTAACTTCATAAAATGATGGGCTACATGCACCTGTTTCTACAGCTGTAGCAAGATAGGTAGCAAGTCGTTCTTGCCCAGTTGTATTTGGGTGTAATCCATCAGATGCAAGAAAGCCATCAGCATGGAGGATATAATCTGAGCCTGCCAGGTATCGCCAATTCTTCCGCTGGGTGTTATAAACAGACTTTGCAATCTTTAATCTATTTTGCACGTTCGGATCGTCCGTCCGGTCAACTGACCATGCTACCATAGCGACAAACACTTTTGCATTTGGGAATCTGACCCCCGCAGCACCCATAAAAGCATTGATTCCATTTTCAATCTCTGAATAGGTTCCGAACTCATTAAACCCTCCAACTACAAGGATCTGCTTAACGTCATCTGATGCAGGGACAGCATTTAAAAGCATAAGGAATGAATTGGAAGCTGTCGAAAATGAAGCCCCCCCATTTGCAGAAATAGTAACATCCTCAAGCCCTGTGTACTTGATAAAGTTTGTAGTCCAGGGCTGTAAATTACCCTCTGGGCTATAACCTACTGTGTAGCTATCTCCAATGATGATGGTTTTTCCGGAGTGGTCAAAAAGTCCATCCCTTTTCTTCAATTTCGTGATCTCAGCTGTATTTGTTCCAACATGTTCTTTTAATGGGTCAATCTGTTCAGTGATGACTTTTGTAGTAGCTTCATTTACTACTTTTCCGATCTCTCCATCATCAAGTGATTTTTGAATAGCATCATCTATCATGGTCTGTGCTGTGTCTTTAATATGCGTCCACTCCCCATGATCTTTGTCAGCTTGTTTTCCAACTTTAAGCAACCAGTCTAAATTCATATCTTGTGATCCACTGTGCGGATATCTGAAAAGCATAATTTATCCCTCCTTAATAAGTTAATAAAAGCAAATCCTGTGCAAAAAGTCCAGTGCAATAATCAATAAAGCTTTGTTTCCGTAACTCAAGTTCTGACTGGATCATTTGCTGAGACGTAGTCACACCAATATTGCCATGAATACGTCCGGAATGCTTATTCTGTCCTGTCTCTCTGCTTGTTTCTCCTTTTCCGTATTCAAACGTATTTTTGTTTTCACTGGAACTTTGTACTTTTGTGCTGCCCCCGTATTCTGTCGTTGTTTTTTCATTTGGGCTGTAATTTGCATCATTAAAAGCACTGACTTCATTGGTAGCTGTATCTGCCCCAGAGTTAGTAGTAGTGGTTCCCTGTCCTGCTTCTGCTCTATTTACATCTTGACCGGAAGTCTGATTTGTTCGTGTCATATCCGGGCTATCTGTCCATTCTTCATGACGATCATAGTTTTCAATTGGATCATAATTAGTTAATTCTAACACATTATAAACCTTGTCAATGCTATTTTTCCATTTCCTACTCCATGCAGGAATAGCATTGTTATACATGAAATCCCAGTCTGGATAAAGTGGTTCACAATCCCCATAGGACAAAAGCAAGCTATCAATAAAGTTTTGTCGATCAGCTGATTCCGGAAACTCCATTTTATCAAACAAAGTTTCGTTCCATTCATAAAGTCCTGCTATCGTCACTTTATAAAGTCCCATATGTTTTCACCTCCGCAGTTTCATAGCTTCTGATCTTGATTGACAGTTTCATTTCTGGATATAACCTATTTGTCATATCAACCCCTGCTTGCATTGTCTCAAGCCAAGTAGTGAGCCGTGTTACGGATTCTGCATCATTTTTGCTTGTTTCAAGTACATTCAGACGTTCTTTTTTATCAGATCCGACAGATGGAATACCAACCTCTGTGTCGAACTGATCCAAAAGTTTCTCAAATACCTCAATCAGTTCCGGTGCAATGAAGTTTTGCTTGAGATCTTTGTTGAAGGTTTCCCAGGCATCCTGTCTGCTTCCTTGTCTGTCCTCAGTTTTAATGGATACATCAAAAGCCTCAACCGGATTACCGGATTGAATACTGTCATAGATTTTTTTCAAGGTCTGAGCTGCAGCTTTATTTTTAGCAGCTATCATAAATGCAAGCTTCGAGTTGAAAACATTCATATCAAAAGCACTTGCGACCAGTGCCAGCTTATAGCTGTAAAAACCGATGATATCTCCAATACCACAAAAAGTTGGTCTGAGATAAATGACAGAGCAGTCTTTTCCAATCTCCATGTCCTCCATGTCAATCTCTGCATTGCTTGCATACGTGTGTATAGTAGCTGTGGTTGGCTTAAAATAAATATTGTACCCCGTCAGCATTGGATACTGTGCAATCAGACCATAAAGATCTGTCTTTGTGATGCAAATATACCCACCGAAAAGCAGGCAATATTTGAAGTAATCGATGTCAATAGTTCCATTATAGCTAATGTCTAAAATGGAACAAACACGCTCATAAAGCATCCGATCAAACGTATCAGTATATATGCTGTCGACTTTAATTCCGGATGGCTGGAAGTAATTTGTGCAAATATTAATTTTATCAAAATTAACCGGTGTCCACATGTTTATCTCCTCTCTATTCAAAGTAAAAACCACTGTTTAAGTAACTATTAACCTGCTCTTGATCTCCATCAAATCCTGCAATCTGGATAGATGCATTCCGACATTTTACAAAGCCACTCAGTGTAGATAGAGAGCGGATAGTCCCATCTACATAACCCTCACTAGCTCCATCCGGATCTATGCTTGTGCAAGCGTATGAATTAAACTCTAAAATCTGATTGTTGAGGATATTTGATATGTTCCCAACAGTTCCAAGCATAGAAATCTCCGGTGCAGTGATACTTCTTCCTGCTTCTATTCCTGCTGAGATTCCTTGTGCAATATTTCCTTGTAAGCCAGCACCAACAAGGCTCACAGCTGACGTAGCTAGTTGGGCTATGTTTGTGCTTGCATAACCGATTTGCACTGGGACTGATAATTGCAGCTGATAAGATGCAAAAACAACTTTCTTTGATTGTAAAAAAACATTACACAATCCGCTTGTAGCATCAAATTGATAAAGTGCATTTACACTTTCATCTATCTTGTATGGATTGAGGGCAACCACCCCAATAAAAGGAAGCTTTATAAAGTAGTTTGAAAAAGATGGAGTATAGTATCTGAAATCTGTAATAGCGTAAAGTGGATTGTCAAAAGCAAAAGAATATGAAAAATTAACAACTGTGTCTTCATCAATTCTTTTTGCTACCACCCCACTGTCCCAAAATCCTAGCTGTATTGCTTCATCATTGTTGCTTTTAAAAGCAGATTCAACAAATGGAACCCATTTCAAATCAACTATATATTTAAATGGGTCAAACATTAACTTTGTAATGGCATCTTGTATTACGTCAGTAAAATTTGATTCCGTGTACATAAAGTCAAGCAAGTTATTTAATTGCCCACCGTTTATATAATATGCTGCAACTCCGGTTCTCGAAACTACCCGTATTATATATTGCTGTGAATATGCACTTGTCATTATTTTCTCTTTGTGAGTTACATTCCTTGTGGTTAACACCCAGTCATTTGTTGGGATATACATGCTGTCATTGGCAAGTGTAGTCTGCTTACTGGATCGCTCGATAAAGCATGTATAGTTGCTGATCTCTGCCCGGTATGTTGCCAGCACATCCTCACTGGCTGAGATCTCTACCATGTCATTATTCAGTGAAACTGTTGAACTAATAAAATAGTAATGGTCAGCCCATTTCAAATAGTTGAATTGCAATGCATTATCCAGGCTCAGCTTTAACTTAAATACCGGATTCTGAAAAGTTGTATTTGATTTTAAAAGACAGGGCACAGTAGTGCCCTGTCCCGTTGGTCTTTTGGTACTGTTTTTTCTTTTGGAAAAATGATATAAGATGATTTCCGTCATGATAAATAGATATCTCCTTTTGCTGTGATGGCACAGATCCAACCGGATGGAATACGTACCCACGTTGCTCCGGCTTCATCCTTTTTGACATCCTTTACCGTGACTGTGGTTCCTTTTTTCAGACACCCATCGGAATAAGCATGTTTCATGCCATCCCTTGTCAGCTGTGCATACTCTTTGATCTGTCCCCAGACAGAAAAACGAACATGTAAATGGTCAACTCTGGTTGTATAAGTTTTTCCAATCGAATAGGTTAGTGCTTCATTATATTCTGTCCATACCCTGCGGATGCAGGATAAGTCAGATCTACGACTTACAAGGCTTTTTACTACTCCCATACCCGGATTGTCAGCAGTGTTTTTTCGTCCTCCTCGGCTTTCGATCATATATCCATTTCCAACATAAATAGCACAATGGGTCACTGGTCTACCAAAAAAGAGAAAATCACCCGGTTTTTTCTGCCCAATATCAATCTTTTTTCCAATCATCGAATAACCAGAAGCAGTCATATCTTCAACCTCTGATCCTGCTTTTTTCTGGATATAGTAGAGTAATCCGGAACAGTCAAGTCCCTGTGCTGGGGTGTTACCACCCCACACATAAGGAGTACCAATTAAATTAGTAGCATATGCTACAAGTTCATTTGCTGTCATATAGCACCTACTTTCCAATCTGTTCAATTAACGTATTCATCTTTTCTAAGGCAATCGTATTGTTTTTGATCACTTCGGAAAGTGTGTCAACTTCGTTTTTGTGTTCATCGTTGAGTTTGTCAACTCTTGCATTGGTCTGATCATACATGTACTTCACAAAGTATGCCATGGCGATACAGCACACGATCGGAAATGCATAGTTTCCTAAAATGGTTAGAATTGTGTCTATCATAATGTTTGTACCTCAAAATAATCATTGTTTATAGGTGATTCTGGAACACAATCAGCAAGAACAACAACATTTGCAATAGTAGTATCGTAGTTTACAAAAGAAAACTTGCTGGCATCCGGAAAACCGTAATAACTTTCAAATTTTAAATCAACAAAACCATTGTATCTGCTAAATTTGACTAAATTGATGCCATCATAAGTAAGATTCAGACTGTCATTGGGAGCACTAATAATTATTCTTCTTACTCCGACCTTTCTAAAAGGCAATTTTGCAATGATACTCCCCCCACTAGGAATTTGTAAAGATGCTGCTAACATATTATACCCCCTCCCCCAGTACGTAAAGGATTGCATTGTGTGTGAAGTTGTTCCAGGCGTTGAAGCGGTAGTGATCAAAGATGTTGTAGTAGCCACCTGCTGCATTGAATGGCGTAGCTGCGGAGTACATCCACTGATTATTTACTCCCATCGCTCTACGATCATATAAAAGACCAAGTACATATGGCAGATTTACTGCTGTCGTAGCCGTTTTTGAAACTCCATTTGCATCAATGATGTTTGGCTTGATGTTGATAGCAGGGCTGTCGAACTCCTGCCAGCCGTTTACCAGCTCTTTGTCAGCAATTTTAAGCTGTTCATCAGAAAATACTGTTGGGAATACCTGTGTTTCGGAATCAATCCAGAAATCCGTGTACATAAGCAGTTTCTGGTTCTCTGGTCTTGTAAATCGCAAGATATCTTTTCCAGTCAGATTCATGTGATACTTTGTCGTACGATCCTGCATCTTTTTGGAATCTTTCTTGATTCTTGCAACTACAAAAGCCATGAAATCCCTGTGATGCTCCGGGCTTAAAAGCTGTTTTCTTGTCAGCTCTGTTCCATATGCTGTATTATACTCATTTACCAGATCTACCTTATTTGTTCCAAGAGAGGAAACACCTGCCATGAAGTTGAGCACCGTCAATCTGCGCTTTGCTTCATTTCTGGATTCGATATCATTGTAGTAAGCTGTCATGTATGAGCTTACAAACATCAGAAACTCTGCTTCATTTGAGAAAGCCAACGCCAGCTGATCCCGGAACCGTGTGATATGAGACTGTAATACCTTGCTTCCATAGAATTTCAACTCTACTACTTTCGGTGCATTGATCTTGTACATGTCGACAGACTGTCCATCTGCAAGCTGATTTTCATTTAAGTCTGTATTCCAATCCTGTGAAGCTTCTGCATCCAACGGAAGTGAAATGATCTCACGTGTGATAGCTCCCCAGCGTTCATTATTCTCAATGATGGAACGGAATACTCCGGATCTGTATTTTTCCATTTCAAAGTATGTCCGTCCGCACCACTGACTTAATGCTTTTAAAGTTGGTTCTACGCCTGTCCGCAACATGGTTTCACCAACCGACACAAAGGAACTTGTATCTACTGCTTTGATGTTTTCACGCCCGGTAGCCATCTTGTATAAATCATTGATGATTAAATAGGCATCCTGGACTGCTAAACTATTTGCCATTTATTTACCCTCCTTAATTCATGAGTTTCATAAGGTCTTCTGCTACGTTGTCAGAAGTCCGCTGTGTTGTTCCGGTTTTCCCGGATGCTGACAGGTTGCCAGCCTGAAGCGTAGCAGTCAGAGTATTGATTGCTGTCAGTAATGCTGTATTGGTTGCATCCTGTCCCGTCTGTGCTGTCAGATTCAGTGGAGTATTTGCAACCTGCTGTCCCAGATTCTGAATCTGTTCTGTACCCTGTGGGCTGGTAACCTGATTAAGCCCAGTCATGTTCTGAGCATTCAGAATCCCAATGATCTCATTTTTTGAAAATCCAAGTTTTCCAAGTTCTAAAATTTCATTTACATTCATTTTCTTTTCTCCTTTTCTGCCGGAATTTAATTAAATAGGTCAACGCTTCCGGGTAATCATCCCACGGCATCCGCTTCCGGCGGTCGATGTAGCCACGTTGACCTAAGTAAAATATAAGTCTATTTGAATAATTTGTCAATATAAAATTTTACGGAAATATTCTGATAACTTATCCTATTTGTCAGACGATAGCTGTCAATCCAGCTATAAAAGCACCGGAATTGATCTTTTCCATGTTGGGTGTCCTCAAACACATCTTTACAAGATCCAGAAACATGATCTGACACATACAAGTGTGCTTTCGATTTATGCTCATAAATTGCAACTTTTCCAATCACACAAATAAGCTTGTATTGTCGTATGTCCTCTGATTTGATAGCCGACACATCATCATACGCAAATTCATTTGATAAAGCCATCTTTGCAAAGTCTGTATCACCCGATAAAGCCCGATACAAAGCAGTATCTTTTTTCTTTTCTGAAATTGGGGAATCATTTATCAGAACCAAGATGATTCCTCTCTCTTTGAGCATGGAAAACTCCTGCTTATTCTTTTTCATTCGTTCCAATATTGGAAGTAAACCAAAAGCTTGCACTATTGCATTATCCAAGGTGTTAGAATTGGAAGCAAGCCACCAGCGGAACGGTTTCTTTCCTTGCAACTCCCTATTTGCTGAGATTGTTTCAACAGCATTTAAAAAAGCATCATCCTCCCCACTGATTGACTTAGCAATCTTCTCCGGGATAAACTCATCATAAATGCCCTCAGAGAAATCCGAACCGGAGAAACCACGGTTGTTGTGCATAGAGGTAAGACAAAAAGCCTCACCTCTGTATACTTCCTCTTCCTCTGTCTGCTCCATAATCTTAATACGCCCGTATTCTCCTCTTGGTTTTTCGAAGTGAAAAAATCTGTTCATATCTTTGTTTATGTCCAACCATGGGTCAAACTCCGGAAGAAAAACTTTTGTTAGCTGTTCTTTTGTCCGGCGCATGTAAATGATCTTCTCATTTTTTGAAAAGACATCATTGATAAAGTGTTGGAAGATTCCATACGTTTTCCCTGTTCGTCTTGCTCCAATGATAAAAATAAAGTTAATTTTATTTCTGTCAGCAAGCTGGACGATCCTTGGAACATCCAGCCAACCATTTTTATCGTAGATATTCATTACTGAAATTCACCCCCAGAGGATGCAGGGTCTAAAGTCTGATTGCATTCCTTATACTTTTTAATGCAAGCATCCTGCAAAAGGTTCCCCCACTCTTTATCAAGTGAGTAAACAGAGTTGTAATATTTCCCATCTTTGCCTTTTTTACTTGGGAATGACAGGAAAAGCCCGTCTTTCCCCTCAACCAGTGTAAGCCCTTTAATTACAAGTGTGTCATCAAGTTCAAGGTCAATAAAAGCTTTTGTTTTTGAGTTACCGTTATATGTTTTGCAAGTGATTTTGACGTTTGATTTTAACATAGTATTTTCCCCTTTTATTCACATAAATTTCTTGTTGGTTCAACCAGTTTCCAATTTGATGGTGCTGTCTCTTTTATAAAAATACAGCAATCATCACTATCAATGAGTGGGCAATCCTCGCATGTATTGTCTTTTGATGCACAATAATCTTTTATAGTAAGTAATGCATCATATAATTCATAAATTGCCGTCATTTTGCATCTCCTTTACATCAATTCTAATAATGTTTCCCACTTTGTAGGCTACAATACTGATCTCATCATCCTCATAGCTCACTTTTTTCAGAGTGCTTGTTCGCAATGTTTCATAAATTTCAGACATGTCAAGTATTTTCCTCACCTCCTTAATCACCTAACAGCATCCAGACTTGGCAGCTTACAAACATGCAAGCAAAAGTGATGCAAGTCCAGAAAAGAGTGCTCAAATCTTCTTTGTTTTCTTTCCAGAATTTTTTCATAGGTTACACCTCCTTTATACAGTTTAACTTATTTATGTTACAAAACCATTACAAATATATAACAATTCTATTCATATACAGTATCTTCCATTTCAAACGGCAACGGCAATCCTGTTTCTTTATCATATGGAATCGTATGATCCAATTTATACTCTGTATCTGTTAACCGTATGGCACAGCCATACTCAATCCTGCATCCGTCAATGGTCAGTTCATTGATTCCATCGTTAAATAGATACTCTGTTTTCATTTTCCAGTGAGGATCCTGCCAATCATTTGCCCTGCGGTAGTTCTTACGGAACGTCAAATCATTTCTAAAAATAAATCCTTTTCTGAAATTGGTTATGTCATCATCTAAGCAATATATACCCTCTTTTGGAACTCCTGCGACCGTCAGATGCAAGGATGCATCTTTTTTTAAGCGGTAGCAATAACGCTTACTACCCATCGTTATAAACTCGCTGTATATTCCGTCAAACTCAGCGATACCCAGACGGAATGTTTTGCCCTTATACTCAACTACTCCGATGTTTCTTTTTTGCGACATTTCAACTATGGACTGATTAAATGCATCCAGTTTATCATGATCCCAGTCTGTGCCCTTAACGGAATCTGTGTCAGAGTATAGCCACCTCCGGCAACAAGTTCCCAACCGGAAAAGAAATGCCTGTGCATAAGCTGTGATAAAAACCCCCCACTGGTAGGGCATGAAGCTGTTTTTATTTTTGTAAAACTTTTCAAGTTCTTTCTCTCTGTCCTCTGGCTCTTTTGCCTCCCACTCTCCGGATTCCATAAGCTCTGTACATAAGATCTGAATGATCCGTTGTACTGTCATGCCATACATTCCATTAAGTTCCCCTTTTGAGATCATATAGTTCGCTTCATCCAAGCCTTTAAGAGTACATTTTTTAAAAAACAATTCCATTAAATAGCCTGTGAACCACTCTGGCAAGTAGTCCTTTGTTGCTCTCATGACTTTTGAGACGTCAGCCCATTCATAGTCATAACTTGACAGGATGACCTCTAAATCTGGATCTGTAAAGGGATAAATGACAAGATCAGCATTAACGATCTTTCCATTATCAAGATTATCATGAAACTGTTCTTTTTTGCTTTTTGCTTCCGGAAAAACACAAACTTTTGCTTTTGAAAAAGCCAGCGGGGGCATAGGACATTCTTTTTTCAACCTCAGATTCTTTAATCTTATATAGCCGGAAAAAGCATAATCTTCTTTCAGTTCCATAATGTCCTTTAATGTTATAGTATTTGTATAACAAAAATTTGACATTGGAAACTTGCAATAGCACATCCAAGCAATGTATGAGCTTGCAAAATCATAGCATTCGACAGGTTCTTTTATCAGCTGATTAACATAGTATCTGTTGGCATGAGTATACCCCCCATGATAGCAGTCAAGCATTTGGTCATACTGTTCAAGTGTTAATGCCATTTGCTCAAATTTCTTGCGCCATTTCTTATCTTTTCTTGATCTCCTGCGGGCATTAGTCCGGATAAAGCCTGTGTTTGTCAGTGGACAGGTTGCCACGTTAAATCCTCGCTGATCTATGTATTTGCGTAGGGCCTTGCATAAGCTTATCGTATCCGTACAGACATATGCTATTTCTTTTGCTGTACGTGGACTAGCTGGTGTTCGAAACTTCTTATAGTCCCATGTTCCGACAGCTTTCTCAGTGGTTCCCATGTCTTTACAAAGCTTTTCTAACGATCTCTGTGTCAAGATAAGACTGTCCCGGAACTCAATCCCCTGCCCTGTCCATTTCATAAAGATGTACTTATGAGTTTTAGCAGCTAGTGACTTGTCTGGGGTTCCCCATTTCTGGAAAAAATGATTCCGGAGAAAAACATAGTCATAAGGCAAGTTATGAATGAAAAACCGTACAAGGTGACTGTCGTCAGCATGTAAAGTTGTGCATATTCTGTCTATTGTGTCTATCAGATCGGAAACATGATTTCCATAAATACAACAATCATTCTCTATCGTGATTGTCCAGTCTGTGACAAAACCAATGCTTTTATTAAGATAGACAAATGTTTCCGTATCTACTGTTATGATTTTTTCGTATACTCCAAGGTAATGACCTGCGTTGGATCGCCGGATGAAATCACCGTTGAATAGTCGCATATAATCATAGTTTTTAAAATAAATAACCGGATATCCTGCGACTACCATTATTTTACCCCCCTGCTATGGTCTGTATTTTAAAGCCTCTGCTTCTCCAGAAAAACCAAGTTGTTTTGCAATCGTATCAGCCATGTCTGGATCCGTTCGCGCTCTGAACTTCTCTAAATCTTTTATGATCTCAGAAACAGTAGAATCATCCAGTTTGTGACTGATGATTCTCATTGTCTGTTTACTGTCATAAAATCTCTGCATCCACTTCCATACCTCAGATTTGAAAAAAAGTTTCATTTCCTCTTTTGAGTTGAAATTGATTCCGTATTCAGTGCTGAGGGTCTTTTGACGTTGATCTATGATCTCTCTCCAACCCTGCACAGTGCTACTCTTTTCTTTGAGCACTTTTTGTATGGCTTTGACTTGTGTTCTAGGCAAGCCTTTATACTTTTCATTTTCCAAGTTTTCCGGAATGGTTGATCTCCCTGGAAAAAATCTTGCAAGCAGATCTTGGTAATCTGCATACGCTCCTCCAACTTCTGAATCAAATCCTTTTTCCTTTAATCTACGCATACGCTGATTCAGACGTTTTGCAAGCTGTCTGCGGAGCTGTAAAGCTTCCAGCGTAGTTAGCATATTTGGGTTGACGTTCAGACCCTTTGACGTAGTAGGGATTTTAGGATTTTTTGGCATTGTACAAAACTCCTTTCATATACTCATAAATGCTATCGTAATCCCTGGTCGTTATGCGGAAATCCAATTCCGGCTTTTTAATGATTAAGTAAAGGTTTTCACACACAACCCTTGCATCATTAATAGTATCATAAACATGAAATGATGCAATAAAATGATCTGCTTCAATGTTTATTTGAGACTTTGCACGATTGTACATAGTCTTTCTTGCAACTCTATTTATAGTTATGATTAACTCCGGATATCTTAGTTCTATCATATCCGATCTATCAAGATCGTTGTTGGATTTCATAAGAGTTGCTACTGGGGCTTTTATCCCGCTATTTGTATATTTGATTTTTGTGTATTTTGATTTCATTTACTGTTCCTCCTTTAAAATCATGATATCACTGAATATCTCAATGGCTTCCTTATCACTTGATGCATTGATTTCCTCAACTTCGTCAAACCCCTCAGAAGCATCAGCAAAGTATCTTGTTCCATTATACTCCTTATAAAGTGTGTATGGGTAGCCCCAACTTGTTTCAATGGTTATGATCTCTTTTCCAACATATACTCTATGACGTCCGTTTAAGATCATTCCTCTTTTCATGTCCTTTCACCCTCCTGCCTAGTTGGCTGTGCTGTATTGATTTGTTGAGTTTATTATAGTCCATATGAACTAATATGTCAACAGGATAAGTGACAGACTTTGT